GAATTCCAATATATAAGACTGATCCTCAGAAAATTTAAACGGAATCAACCGCGTGTAATCACCCGCGTTTTTTACTGATGCGATATACTTAAAACCCGGGCGGCGCATAATTCCGCCTTGTGGCAGCACCACACCGTTTAACAATGTCTTGCACGCACTTTGATAACGCGGAAGATCGTACCTGCCGTACATATTGGGGGAGAACTCCCCGGCGTTAAAGCTGGTTTTTAGAGTCCGGGGCATCAGGCAAACCCTCCCGTTTTCACCCACGGGTCGGAATCATTCCAAACCTCGTGGCCGGATTTGGCGTCATCGGCTCCCCGCTTGCCCAATTGATATTCGTACAGCGACCACATCTTGTCCGCCAGCGCCGCTTTTTTGCCGAGGGGTATCGCAAGGTCAGCCGCTAAGCGATATGCCAAAACTGATATAAATCGATTTTTAAACTGTGTAGCTGTGTCGTCCAGGGATATGTAGGTAAGAATGGCGTCATCAATCGTGGTCAGTAACCGCTTGGTGGCGGCACTTGCCCCCAGGATTTCGAACTCCTGTTTCTCGTTATTGATGCTGCCGGTCAGGTACAGTGCTTTTAGAAAGTCAGCCGGTAGATCGTAGGTGTACCCGTTCGCATATTTCGGGTCCGGCTCTTTTCGGATACAGGACCCACCGGACGAATAAGCGGTCATCGCGGTGGTGTCTATGCCGGTCAGCTTGAACGTCGTCGTCGTGACGCTGGTGATGTGAAACACCAATTCGTTAAGCTCTGTGGTGCCGACAACATCATAGATGTAAACCGTGTGACCTGTCGAAAAGCCGTGCGCCGCCGATGTGGTCACAACACCTTCTGTTGCCGACGAGATGTCGGTGATTGTTTTCGTATCGTTGCTTTCGCTGTGATACCCGAATCCCGTGGCGTGATCCAGCGTGCGAACCACTTTACTGAAATTCCAGGGCATCGCTTCCAGCACTTCGTCCAGCGCATACGACCAGAACGCGTTGCAATGCTCCGCCATCTTGGTGCTTTCGTCGATTGCCGTTATAGTGTTCGCACCGATGCGCCGTAGCGCAAGGTTGCAGATGTCAACCTGAGTAGCCATGTGTTACCTATTCTTTTTTAGTTGGCCGTTTTTTTCTACCGGCAGTTATCTTTATATCAGGTTCGGGCGCCAAGTGTTCAGTTTGTGCATCCTTGGCCGCTTTTTCTTCGAAATCTCGTAATTTATTCCAAACGGCTTTTCTGCCCCGGGCTTTTGTCATGGTGACGTTAAATTTATTTTTAAGCTCATTAATTAATTCATCTGTAGAACGTGTGTCGTCCATCGGTGTTTGCGCGGGGGCGCCGTCAGGCGCTTCGCCGTCATTGCTGAAATGCTTGCCCGGGTCTTCATCGCCTTCATATATGTCACCGGGTTGCCATAATGTTTGAAATTTATAACAGGTACAATGACAGATTTTTCGATGCTTAAATTTCTTTTTCATCTCTAAACTCCTTTAGCGTTTTTCCGTCCAACAAGTATTGGTAAAGTTGAACATATATTTTTACCTGCTTGCCCCTATCGTAATTTTCGCGGGCGTAAGCTATATTGTCTTCCCTTACGGTTTTAGATGAATCGTTTAAATCATTCCAACAGCGTTCCACCTGTTCGGCAATGGATTCCAAGTCAAATATTCTGGCATGGTATGGGGTATAATCTCCCCGGTAACTAATGACGGGTACACCCATCGCCTGCATTTCCATGTGAACCCTGGAACATATCCCACTGTAGTTGGAATTGAAACCGATGTCGGCCCCTCGTATAAAAGGGGAAACTGAGTTTGTCTTCGTAACGATATTTTCACAATACCCATAATCACCCCTGTCCATCATCCTGTCTTTTACGCGGCACACCAGATTCCTAAAGAACTTGATGTTATCCAACGGCAACGCGTATATATTGAGTTTTGCGGACGGCACCCTTTTGCGTATCTCACGCATCGCAAGCATGATATGAACCGGCATCTTTTCGATGCGCGGAACATCGCAACTTATAATCGCCGGGCGGTTCCGAAACTCCCATGGATAAACGTCCAGGTTGTACCGCTCCAGATCAATGGAATTCTGGATGTGAATCAGCTTGTCGTTTTCGTCGAACAATACGGACACGTCAAACTCGTGCTTGTTAAGCACGACGCACGCGTCCCAATTCCAGATGGCGTTTATATGAACAATCGTAAACGCGGGATCTTCGTTGACATCAATGTTTTTTTGTAAATATATATATTCTTTCAGGATCATGTGTTCAGCCGGGCCGTGATGAATCGCCACGATCTTGAACTTTTCACGATTCCTGGGTTCTGCCGTAATATATTCTTTTAGCGGGGGCGGAAAGTTGCTGTGCGTAACCCACACATCGGCGTTTAGTGCTTCACGCCAATCCACGGGCGACAGCCAACCATCGTCAACCCAACCCATTTCATGCGCCTTTGGGTTCACCCCATCTACAAATATGGAATCGATTCCTTCCCTGCGCTCGTACTTTATCTGATCCTTTGTCGATTCGTACATCCCCGACATACTGGGAGCAAACACGGCAAAGTGAGCGACCTTCATATTCCCCTCCCCTTTGGCTAATTGATTTTACATACCCCTACCATCGGATTTACATAATTCGATGTTGTGTGATGAAGCCGATAGTCGCAGATACTGACATAATCAAATACCTCTTTAAGCAATTTTTTATATTGCGAGGGTTCATATTCCCTGATGTGGTTTTCAGATTTGCGATATCGGCAAAGCGAATTAGGCGTCGAGCAAATAAACGTGCCGGACGGTTTTAAAAGTTTTTTACAGTTTTTAATCGCCAAAAGATCGTTGTCGATATGCTCTATGACATCGATCATAATCACGAAATCATAACGGTTGCTTTCTATCTGCGGTACAAACATCTGCGTGATATCGTTTTGATGAAACACCAAATTACCGTTTGAAAACACCCGTTGGGCGAACTTCAGCGCATTTTCATCCATCTCAATTCCATGGACTTCCTGTGCTCCCCTGGTGAACAGATGCGTGCCGAAACCCGTGCCGCACCCGATGTCTATCACCTTTCCGTTGACATGACGCGCCACTTGCTCGTATATGTCGAACTGCGGCGACAGCATGTACTGCAGGCGGTTCCAGATTTCATACATCCTTTGGCTCCTTGTGGTAAGTCACATATTCCGGAAACAACGGCTCCCCGTTATTATAGAGTTTCACCGTTGGATCGGCGCGGCCCCAGGCAAACAGCATCCAGTATTGCATGACATGCCGCCTCACCCATTCAGGTGTGGAATAGCATTCCTTTTCCAATTTGATGTTGCGGTAGATTTCATTTTCAACCCTCACCGCTCCCGGGGGCTGCTTGTACTTGTCGGATGGACCGTAACGATACTCGAATTCAGTGCAGTACCGTTTCAGCAGCACCTTGACTTCCGGGTTCATTTGCTTGTCAACGGCTTCTCGCACAATCTTGTATCGCCTGAGTCCCTCGCCCTTGCTGTTGGTGTAAAAATACCCGCCATAATGGCGGCTGACCTCGTTTCGAACTTCTATGCCGCACTTGCAGTAGCATTCACGATCATCCTTCGACATTTTTACTTGCAAATTATAAAGCTGCATAAGTTCGTGAAACGAGCGAGGCATCACCACGATTTTCCAGCAACTAAGGCATCTGGTAGGTATAAACCCGAAACCCGACTCTATTTCCTGATATATCATGCAATAGCGTTTCGGGTCCGCGCACACATAAATCCAGCCGACATCGGGGTCAATCGCCCCCATCTGGTGCAGCTTTGCACTTTCGGTGTCAATCCACCTGCCCGGGTCGAACATCCTGCCCCTTTTCATGCCCGGTATGATATTGGATGACCTTAACTCCAAATATAGATTTGGATTATTCAGTGTATCCATATTTCTCCTTTGGTTTATCCGTTTTTATCCGGATTGGACGGTGATGGTAAATGTGTCGTCAGCGGATATCGTGGTGCCCTTGTTTACAAAAATCACGCCACCCATTATCTGAGATCCCGCAGCGATGACAAACCTCATGCTGTACTGCCCCTTGTTTACATTGCTAAGTTCGTTCACAAGCGCAGTCGTACTCTTGAAACCACCCTTGCGGGAGTCACCGACCCCATAGCAATTTGCTGTGTAATCAGACATTTAACAAATCTCCTGTAAGTGGGGCGGCGAACCGCCCCGGTTATGGTTAGCTACTTGGTGTCTGGTGACCCAACCCCAACCACGCGTCAACTGCGCCCGTGGTCATGCTGGACCCTGATACCGAGTATCCCAGACCGACATACTTTTGCATCGTGCCGGTGGGCAGTCTAAATGCCTTTTTGGTTCCCGCAGCAGCCGAACCGGCGAACCAGCCGGAGTCTGCAATGCAGGTTCCGGAAAGCACCGATGCGGTGGTGTGCGTGTAAAGTTTGGCCTTTAAGCGGGCACTGGCATTTAACACAGTGGCAATCCGCACGTTTACCATCAGGCCGTTGTTGCCCTCACCGTAATTGCCGGTAATTGCCGTGCCCCAGGCGTTTTTAACTGCGTTCATCTGGAATACATGCTCGCTGATAGCTTCAGATCCAGACGCGCACGAAATTACCTGAGCATCGGAAAATTCAAGTTTTGAATCTATAATAGCCATTACTAAAGTCCTCCTAAAATAATGAGGTTATTGGTTTACGTTGTCAAAGTCGCTTCTGTAATTATCAATTGTTCGCAGAGTCGCACCGGCACTCCCTTGAAGGAAAGCACCGGACCAGGCGCAAGACCCTCGATTGAACTGTAATTGATGTTCGTCTTGTCCTTGGCTCTGATTTCCATCTGTGTCAGCACCGTTTGGTTGCAATAAATCCTGCGCCCGGGACCCTTAGTCATGCGGTTCAACAGCGTGATAAGGTTGTCCTCGTCGAAGATATTGCTTGCACCGGCCGACTCGATATTGGCGATGCGCCCGATAGACTTGCCGTTTTTCACGACCAGTCCGGCTTTCCACACGAATTTATCGACATAAGCCTCGAACATATTCCCGGAAGAATCCCGCACAATATCAGTACCCATATCTTTGTGCTCCAGACCCGCCTTGCTGTTTTTGGGATACAGCATGTGGCATGTGTTCGGACCCCAGTCCACTACAAAAATGGAGCACAGGTCAGATCCGCTTCCGCCTTCATTTAAAACATTGGTGGTTGCGGAAATTGTAGCCAAGCGCGGAGCCAGGCCTGTAAATTTTTCCGGGGTTGTGTTTGAATTACCATAGAATATGGTTTCAGCCATTGTCTGGCCTAACCCTTCAACAAACGCCATGGCTTCGTCATTTCTGGCCTGTTGCGGATTCGGAAATGAGTTAATAACCTCAACGTCATTTTGCGCCCATGTTTCGAGCATGCCGATTTCGTCCACGACTTCGATTGTTTCGCTTGATTCATAGGCAACGCCCTTGGACAATTTACGCCATGAACCTGACGGCAGTTTGTCGCGCCTGACGGCTTTGTTTGAAAATGTGTCGTTTGCCTCGCGCCACACGGCATCCTGAAGGATATCGTTAGTCTGATTCAATACTTCGGCAATTGCCGCCATATCGCCATCAGGATCTTTGCGCTTGGCAACTTCAATTAATGTCAGTTGCTTGTAAGCAGTTAATGTAGTCATTTAATATAGCCTCCTATTCGGACGGCTATGCCTATTTATTCATAGATGGAAATTTAAGCATCGGCCGCCCGGCTTCATCGCGCCTTTCTTCGGGTGTAGTGCGATGAGTTCCAGTTTCTAATATGTCTTCCGAGAGCACCGTGCCTATTTTATGAAACAGCTTGATAATCGCCGGGTTGTCGCCAAACCGCGACTGCTCGATAAACTGCTTGGACGACTCGTCCGCAAATCGCTTGTAAACACGCTTCGCCAACTCCAGGTTGGGGTTAAAATTATCCCCCCATTCCTTTTTAAGCGCGTTCAAGGATTCGGTATGGTTTCGCTCAACATCAGCTTTAATTTCCTCCGCCATGCGCTGTTCGCGCGCCACCTGAAATGCCATGGCTTTGGCAAACTGATCCTGAGTTAAACCGGCCTCAAACGCCGCCTGTCTAAAACCGGCAACATCGGCATCATTGGCTTCGAACCCTTCCGGAAACTGATAGGCGTATCCTTCGGCATCCCCCGGCACCACAGGCACCTTGGTACTCACATCCAAATATTTTTGAGCCAATTGGCTCGAGTCCTGAATGTCTTTCAGTAACTCGTTGCCCCTGATGTCCTCCGGCAATGTTTCGTTAAACGCTGGAGGGGTAGGCGGGGTATACTCAACGTATGCGCCAGTGTCATCTTGTGTGTATAGCGTTGGATTCTCCGTCATGTTAAAACTCCTTTGGGTTAAGGTATTCTAATGGTTTCCTTTTTGAATTCAGATATGGTTTTCTCCCAGGCTTCCCTTAAGCCCGCGAGGTTGTGAACCTTAAAATTCCGCAGCAGCACCGAAAATATCTGCTCGGAATTCCACTCGATTAAAACCTTCCGTTTTTCCCTGCCGTCAATTATGGCATCTCTATAGATAATGAATTTCATTATGAATAATCGTGAAACATGATGCTTACGCTTGCGCCATTGCCCGTACCGGCATCGAATTCAATAGCGATTGCATCGTTTTTGCCAAGAATCAAAGCGTCAAGCCACCAATTGATTATACTGTTGAAATAAGAGACACCGCCATACCATGTGGTAATAACACCGGCAGAAGTCAGGCCGGTTACACCACCCGCACCGCCCAGGCATGTCACGGTGGCGTCATTACCGGACGACAGGTTCAAATTAATCGGTACAATCGCCGCTGCTGTCGCCCCCGTTCCGGTTACGGTATGAAGTTTCCAAATAACATTCGCATCGACATTGCTCGTGAAAATCGTGTTGATGACAATCGGCGTTGTGCTGTCATTTTTCAGCCAGAGCGTGTATTCGCCCGCAACAGGTCCGGCGTCAATCGCGTTTACAAGAAACGCCCTGC